CAGGATACGGGTTGCAAAAAAAATCTTCAAAAAGCACTTGTCAGATGATCTTGCATCGCGGATAATCTGGGTGTCAGATGATCTTGCAACAGAGAGCCCGGATGCCACACACGATCAAGCAAGCAGATTTTGACTTCCTGGTGGACCTGAACGCCTGGGTGGCGAGCGGGAAAGCGCAGGGGGCATACGCCGGGGAGATTGGCGTGGCCGATGGCACCATCACCTACCGCTTGAAGGAGCACCGCCTGAAGTCCGAGCGCGGGGTGGGGCTGGTGGACCGGGAGACCGGTGAGACGTTCGAGGCGCGCGTGGACAGCGGCTACTACCGCCTCTTCACGGCAGATGAACCCGCAGTAGAGGCAGCGGTCGCTTAAGGGCCGCTAAGACCAAACCGCCCCGCACCCAGCTTTGGACGGCAGGGGCGCGGAGCGGTCAAGGACACACGAATGATACCACGCATCTCTAGAAAGCGGAAAGGGCGGGTGGTGCGGATCGCGTTTCCGCGCGTGGCCGTGCCCACCCGCGACTGCCGGCAGGAGCTGTGGACCGCGGTCCCGGCGCTCTACCTCATCCTCCACGGCGTTCTCCACGCCGTGCTCCATGCCACGTGGGGAGGCCGCTGATGGCTACCAAGACCTCTACCCGCAAGCGCCCGCGCGTCCAGGTGATTTACGTGCCCTGCCCGCCGGACCTCGCGCGCATCCAGCCGGGTCCCGGCACGGACCGCGCGGCGGCGGCGCTGCGGGCCTGGCGCAAGCCTCTGGACAAGGACGACCAGCGCGCGACGGAAGGCGGTGCCTGATGAGCGAGACGAAGCACACGCCCGGGCCGTGGCGCGTTGGCCGCCCTGGCCCAAACGGCTGCCCACTGGTTGGCACGGAGCGCGGAGTGATGACCGCAATGGTGCCACTCAGCCTCAATCACCCTGCGGAACGAGACCGGGCGGTGGCTGATGCCCGCCTGATCGCCGCAGCACCGGACCTGCTGGCGGCTTGCGAGGAAGTTGCTGCTAAGGAAGGGTTCTGCATCTACGGAAGCTTGGAGCTTGCGCAGACGACTGACCTTCGGGAAGCCTATCAGCTTGGGTCCGCACACGCTTTTGAGCAGTGCGTCGAGATGGTCCGCACCGCCATCGCCAAGGCGACGGAAGGAGAGGCGGCGTGAGCGACCCCATTTCCAACATCCGCCGCACCGGACGCGGCTCTCAGGTGGCTTACGACCTCACCTTCGCCTGCGGCCACACGCTGGACGGCTGCGGCAATGGTGACGCGCACCTGGAGCGGGACCGGAAGGACGCGCAGGGACCATGCTACCGATGCCGCAGCGCCGCCCGCCACGCGGCAGAGCAGGGCGATTACCGCCCGCTGGTGGCCTCGCAGCCGGAAGACACGCGGCGCCTGGTGGCGTCGATCCACGCGGGCGAGGAGGTAGCGGCGTGAGCAGCGAGACCCCCTGCTACGCGTGGCACTACCTCGGTAATGATGGGAGGATTGCCACCTACCACAGCTGCTGGAACGGTCTCCAGCCCCACAGCGGAGAGAAGGTGGAAGCGGGCAAGGTCTACCGGGTGGACGGCAAGATCATCCCCTGCCAGAACGGGCTGCACGCCTCAAAGCGGGCGCTGGACGGCCTGGAATACGCCAGTGGATGCATTATCTCCCGCGTGATCCTCTCCGGGACCGTTGTTGAGGAGAGGGACAAGGCGGCGGCATCCGAGCGAACGGTGCTGTGGGTAGCGGACGCCACGAAGACGCTCCACGAGTTCGCCGTGTGGTGCGCGGAGCAGGCGCTGCTGCAGGAGCGTGAGGCCGGACGGGAGCCTGACCCGCGCTGCTGGGCGGCGCTGGAAACGAAGCGGCGGTGGCTAACCGGTCAGGCAACCGATGAAGACCTGCACGCCGCCAGGGCCGCCGCCAGGGAGGCCGCCTGGGCCGCCGCCAGGGAGGCCATGAATGCCGAACTAGAGCGGCGGCTATTGCTTCTGGCTCCGGTTGACGCACCGGCGGAGGTGGCCTGATGGACCCGATGACCAGCTTTGCCTTGGGCGTCTTTGTCGGCGCCATCGCCACCTCACTGTTCGCCTGGATTGCGGCGGAAGGTGGGCGCCACGAAAACGCGGACCTCAACGCGACGTGGGGCGTGGCGCCGCCCGTGCAGCCATGCCAGGAGAGCGGGCAAATCGACGACACCAGCACGGTGGTCAACCTCGCCAAATTGCGCGAATTCGAAGTGCAGGAGGTCGCCCGTGCGTAACGACTTGCCCGCCACGGCTAATGACAAGGGCTGATGGTGGGCAGGACCGCGGAGCAGCGAGACATAGCGGACCTAGCTGCTCCGCATCTGGGATGTGGTGGTCCTGGGAGCTTTTCAACACCTGCCAGTTAAGAGCGCTTCCAGCGGGCTTCGATGCCCGGCATCCCATTGCAGTAATCTACCGACCGACGAGGGAGAGATGCATGAACCGATTTTGTGAGACGCTGCGGCAAGTCCGAAATGGGGCACTGGAGACGGAGATGAACGATGCCCTGCAGGAGTTGGTGCACGAGGTGGAGCGGACGGGGAAGAAGGGCAGCCTCACTCTCACCATCGAGGTGCAGCCCGCTGGTGAGGGGAAGCAGTTCGTCAATGGAGCAACGAAGGCCAAGCTCCCCAGCCCGACCAATCAAGCGACCCTTTTCTACGTGAAGGAGAACGGCGACCTCACGCGGCGCGACCCGCGACAGCCGGAGCTTCCTTCCTTGAGCATTGCATCCGGAGGTGCAGAGTGAGCATGGAAGACACCCAGACCGAAGCCGCGGTAGTAGCGGCCCTGGCGGCGCGGCAGGTACAAAGTGTCGAGTCCGACATCGCGCCGCTTGTGCCGCTTGCGGCATTGCCGGCCGAGATGCGGATTGAGTCGCTAGAGAAATACATGCTCACTCCGCTCCGGACGCGGGCAAAGGCGACGTTCCCCGAGCCGGACAGCTTCACCCGTTACGTTAACGACTATAAGCAGGACTCGACGCGCATCTTCGCGGATGAAGCCGCTGCCCGGTTTTCCTGCATCATCGATTACCACGGCGCCAAGCCCCAGTTCTGCGAGCACACCGCCGCGCTCCAACTGAAGCCCACGAAGGCATGGCTGGATTGGATGCAGATCCACAACCGCCAGTCCACCCAGGACAGCCTCGCGGAATTCCTGGAGGACCACCTGACAGAGATCGCGCAGCCGGACGGTGGCACGGTAATGGATGCCGTGCGCTTCCTCACAGCGAAGAAGTCGGTCGACTTCAAGCGGGCGACCAACCTCACCAACGGAACCATCGCTCTCGAGTACGAGGAGCAAATTGAAGCTCGCGGCAAGGGCAACGCGGAAATCCCCGCCGAGTTCACGCTGCTCATCCAGCCCTACGAGTACGGGGACAAGTTTCCGCTCAAGGCGCGGCTCCGCTACCGGCTGAAGGATGACAGGTTGACGTTCATCGTCAGCCTGGAGAAGCCGGAAGAGATCCTAAAGGTTGCATTTACCCAGGCGTCCCGCGCGGTCGGAGAGGCGGCCGGAATCACGCCGCTCCTGGGGAGTGTAGCCGTCTAGGACCGAGTTCCCTGCTGCTTCGTCGTCTTGCGCGTGCAGCTTTCGGCGGGGTGGCCGGGACATCCCCTTCGCCCCCACGTGGGGCGTCCGGATCAGGTTTCCTTACGGTCGCTGCCGGAATAGGCCGGCGCGGCCACGGGTCTGGCGGTTTCTGGTTGTTTGGTTGCTCGTTCTCAAGCCACCTGATCCGGCTTTTCGTGGAGATTCACGCTGATGGTTCCCTCAACCAATGACCTGATCGACCGCCTGATCGCAGCGCCGGAGAAGCTGAACCGCTCCCGGCTGGCCTACCTGGAAGCCGAGTTCAGCCGCCGCCAGGTGGAGAGCCAGCTCAAGGACCGCGAGGCGCAGCTTCTGGCGTGCGCCGACAGTCCCATCGACGGCAAGAACGCCGAGCAGCGAGCCGCCCAGCTCCGGCGGCACACGGAGGGCGTACGTGGTGCGCTGTTGGCCGAGGAGCAGAACGCGGACCGCCTGAAGGCGCGCTTCCAGGCCGAACTGGACGAGTTCACGGCGCTGCGGGCGATCTCGGCGCTGCTGGGCCGCCAGACGGAGTAACGCTTTGCCCGCGCTCTGTCACTGACAGGCACTGAATAGCGGGCGAACCGAGGGCCGGCGGTTACCGGCCCACCCCTACCACGAGATGAGATGACGCGATGAGTGACGAGTTGGAATGGACACTGAAGCCTGATTACGAGCTGCACCCGGCAGGGGAGTGGCGCGCGCAGTTTGTGGGCTGGGAGAAAGACACCCACGAGAAGTTCGGCATCCAAGTGAAGCTGACGTTCCAGACAGAAGTGCTCGATAGCGACGGAAAGCACCGCGAAATCAGCACTTGGGGCAAGCCTAGCCTCGCGCCAAAGAGCAAGGTCGCGCTGCTGATGATGGCGCTCAAGCCGGACTTCGATCCCAAGAAGCTCACCGAGGCGGAGCTCCGGCAGTTCAGCCGCGTGCTGGACGATATGTGCGGCGAGAAGCTCCGGCTGCAGATCGCCCACGAGCCCAAGAAGGACGCAAAGGACGAGTTCGTGGACCGCATCAAGGCGTTCCTGCCCTACCGCAAGGCGGCGGTGAAGACCGGCGGCTTCGACGACGATGCGGCGGAGAGCACCGGCGACAAGGCTGCCCAGACGCAGCCGAAGCAGGAGCCGGTAGCCGCCGGCAAGAGCTCTGGGAAAGCCGCCGCGAAGCCCGAGGAACCGCCCGTCGACCCGTTCGCTGGCGAGGACTGATCCCTAGCCCACGAGGGGGACTCGCCATCCCCCTCGCTCTCTCTCCAGCTATCCGCTCCCACTGCTATCTGAATGACTTCTCCTGCTCGCGATCTCCTATACTTGGCGCTCTTCGAAGGTAAGGAAGACCGCAAGCCGGTTCAGAAGGCATTGCCCTGGCCGAAGCTGGCTGACATCCTCTCCCACCACGACGAGCGGTCGGAGAAAGACGGCGCGCTCTTCTCGCCCACGCTCTACCGCAAGGGCGCCACGCGCAGCAAGAGCGGTGTGCAGTCGATCACCGCCTTCGTGCTGGACTTCGATACGGGCGTGGCGCCGGAGATGATCGCGCCGGCCTGGAGCCGCTGGGAGCACCTGATCTACAGCACGTTCAGCCACACGCCGGGGCAGCCGAAGTGGCGCGTAGTCTTCCCCCTGGCGGAAGAGGTGCCGGCGGAACAGTGGCCCCAGATCTACCGCAACCTGGCGCACGCGCTGGGGTTCGGCCATCCGGATCCGTCCTGCAAGGACTGCTCGCGGATCTACTATCTGCCCAGCTGCCCGCCCGGAGCGGAGCGGTTCGCCCGCCGGAACGAAGGCGTGTGGCTGGAGCCGTTCAGCTTCCCCGCCGTGGCGGAAGAGAAGGCGGAGACCACAGGCGGCCCCATCGTCACGGTTAACCCGCACGATTTGACGGAGACGCTGCTTGCCCGCGCCCTGGACCGCGCCAGCGCCGAGGGACGGAACAACGCCGGGCTCTGGCTCGCGTGCCAGCTCCGAGACAACTGTTTTGACCGCGGCGCGGCGGAAGCGGTGCTGGCCGATTACCAGGCCCGCGTGCCGGACACGGGTTCCCCCTACACCTGGGAAGAGGCGCTGCACTCGCTGGACCAGGCGTTCGCCAGCGCGCCGCGTGAGCCGTGGGAGCAGGCGATCCCGTTCCCACTGGAGCGCGAGCCGGAGCAAGAACCGGGGAACGTAGTTACCGCATTAGCGGTGGTCTCCGCCGCGGTGGCGCAGCTGAAACAGGACCCGGGCGCCGTGATGGAGCCGGAGACGCTGGACGCGCTGAACCGGCTGCGACGCTGGGACCCGGCAAACTGGGCCCGGATCCGCGCGGAGCTGAAGAAGCACAGTGTCTCCCTCAAAGACCTGGAGCGCGCGCTGGAGCAGCGGCGGCCCCAAGAGGCGGCGGAAGAGCCGGAGAAGCGCCAGCGGCGCGCGGGCGATATGCTCGACGAATGCCCGGCGCCGAACCTGATCATTCCTTCGCCCTACGTGCTCCAGGAGCAGGCCACAGCGCGTCTGGCGGAAGGGGAGAACGGCAGCGAGCTGGTTCCGGTCACCCTGGCGCCGCTGCTGATCGTGGGGCGTGCACGGGAGACGCTCACCGGGCAGGAGCTGCTCTTACTGGCGTGGCGGTGGCCAGGGCGCCCGTGGGCTTTTCACATCGTGGACCGCGCCAGCGCCATCGTGGGACGCAAGCTGGCCGACCTGTCCAGCGTCGGGTTCCCCTACCTGGACAGCAACGCGCGGGACATCACGAGCTATCTGGCCCGCCTGGAGGCGGCAAACCACGCCACATTGCCCTGCGCGCGGGTGACCGCCCATCTGGGCTGGCAGGGCGATCCCGATGACGCGCCGTTCCTGCTGGGCACCACGCTGATCCAGCCGGACGGGACCATCGAGACGGCGGCACGCCTGGACGCGGATCGGCCGGAGGCGTGGGGTGAGCGCCAGGTGATGTTCCACGGCACCACAGAGGGGGAGCAGCAGATCGTCTCCGCCTTCCATAGCGCCGGCACCTTTGAGAAGTGGGCCCAGACCATCGCCTTGCTGCAGGAGTACCCTCGCGTGATGACGGCCTTCTACGCCGGGTTCGTCGCGCCGCTGCTGGAGATCCTGAAGGTCCCAAACTTCATCATCGACCTGTCGCACAGCACCACCACGGGCAAGAGCACCAGCGCGCGCACTGCCGCCAGTATCTGGGTCGATCCGGACGAGAGGCGCCCATCCTCGGGCTTCTACACGTGGGACATGACGCGGGTGTTCATCGAGCGGCTGTCCGCCACCGCGTCACACGTGCCTACCTTCCTGGATGACACCAAGCGCGCCAAGTCCCCGCAGTTCGTGGCGGAAGTGCTCTATATGGTGGCGCAGGGTAGGGGACGCGGCCGCGGCACCATCCACGGCATCGCCCGCACCGGACACTGGCGCACGGTGCTGATCTCCACCGGCGAGCAGTCCGTTACCAGCTTCACCAATGACGGGGGCACCCGCACGCGCACCCTGGCAATCAAGGGGCTGCCGCTGAAGAAGCAGGACCGGGAGACGGACGCCCTCGCCAAGCTGGTCAACCAGCAACTCTGCGCCAACTACGGCCACGCGGGACAGCGGTTCATCCAGGCGCTCATGCAGAACCGGGAGCACTGGAACGACATCCGCGCGCTGCACGAGCAGTGGTCCGAGTACTACACGGCCCAGGTAGACGTGCCGGAGTCGGGCCGCCTCTCGCAGTATGCCGCCGCGGTGACCGTTGCAGGCGCGCTGGCCCACCAATACCTGGATCTGCCGTGGGACTACACCAATCCGATGGCGGAGATCTGGTCGGATGTGGCTCACGAGGCACAGGACGCGGCGGGTGAGGAGCGCGCGCTACGCGAGGTGATCTCCTGGGCCTACGCGCACGAGCGGACGTTCCACGGGCGCAGCAACGCGGACATCTTCGGCAACGAGAAGATGCCACCGTCCAACAGCGGGCGCTGGGACGGCGAGGACTGGCAGTGGATCGGCTTTCACCGCTTCATTCTGGACCGCGTGCTGACGGAGCTGCACTACCAGCCGGAAGCGATCCTCACGGGCTGGCGGACGCGCGGCTGGCTGCACTGCGATGCCGGCGGCTTCACGACCCGCGTGCGCGTCGGGAAGGGGCTGCCCTACATGGTCAAGATCTGGCGCAGCGCCGTGGAAGCGGTCTACGGCGGCGAGACGGGGGAACAGGGGGTCACAGAATGAGGTTTTGTTCTCCTCTTAATTATTACAGTTCAGGCACGTGTTCCCCCTGTTCCCCCTGTTCCCCCCTGTTTTTCCATACGCGCGGGCGCGCGCGCGGAAGAATAAGGGACAACGCCGCCCTCCGCGTTTTTCCTCGCACATGCGAGAAGGGTAGGGGGAACAGGGGGAACAGGGGGAACAGCCGCGATTTCAGGCACAAATTGTCTCTTTTTAGAGGGGAACAAATCCGCCTCCAGGGGGGAACGGTAGGGGGAACACGCCCATGACCGCACTGGCGGAATGCATTATCGCCGCTCCAGCATCCGTGGGCGAGCGCATCTTCAGCGCGGACGGGCTCCTGGCCCAGCGTCTACCCCGCTACGAGGCGCGGCAGCCGCAGATGGACATGGCAGACCTGGTGGAGCAGCTCCTCCGGGACGGCGGCCAGGCGCTGGTGGAAGCGGGCACCGGGACGGGGAAATCATTCGCCTACCTGATGCCGGCGATTGAGAGCGGAAAGCGCGTGGTGGTCTCCACGGAGAGCATCCAGCTCCAGGAGCAGCTCATCCGGAAGGACCTGCCATTCCTGGAAGAGGCGCTGGGCCGGCCGGTCAAGTACGCCATCGCCAAGGGGCGCGGCAACTATTTCTGCGAGCGGAATACACTGGTCCAGATCCAGGAGAACCGCGCGAAGCTTGTCAAGACGGACTACGATACGGAACTCCGCCTGGTGGCAGAGGGGCTGATCGGCGACTTCGCGGGTGATTGGGACGGCAACAAGGCCACGCTGGAGCGAGCGGTCCCCGACACGCTCTGGAGTGACTTCGCCGGTGACGACTCCTGCTCCGGGGGGAAGTGTCCGCACGCGCTGGACTGCGCCTATATGCAGGCCAAGGCGAAGTTCGAAGACGCGGACATTATCATCACCAACCACCACTACTACTTGCTGCACCACTACGTGCGGGAGCAGTCGGGCGGTGTGGTGTGTCTCCTGCCGGAGCACCAGATCTGGGTGGCGGACGAGGCGCACACCCTGGCGGACATCGCCCAGAACGTCTACGGCCTGGAGATCCGGCAAGGCGCGCCCAAGCGGTTTGTGACCAAGCTTCTCCGGCAGCTCAAGGCGCTGAAGCTGGATCTGGACATCAAGTGGGACGTGCCGGCCATCGAAGAGCGCGCCGAGGAGTTCTTCGGCTGCTTCCGCGGCGCCCTGAAAGACGAGCAGCTCTGGGATGAATTCCCGGAAGCCATTCTGGCGGAAGCGCGCGAGGCCATGTCTCGCCTGGTGGACGCCATCGAGCCGATCCGCATCGGGCTGCACCGACTGAAAGCGAGCCTGGCGGATGATGACCCGGACACCAGCCGCGCGCTGCGAATGCTGGCGATGAACGCCAATGGGCTGACGGATGGGCTGCGCCAGTTCTTTCAGCCGGCGACCATCTGGTGTCCCACGTGCCACGGTACGGCCCAGGATGAGGAGAGCGGCCACCTGTGCGCAGCGTGCGAGGGAACAGGCAGCATCCCGGACCCGGACCCGCCGGTGCAGTATGTCGAGGTAACGTCGCGCAGCCGCAGCTATACCAGCGAGAAGCACGTCACCCTCCACCGCAAGCCGGCGGAGACGCACCGGATCTTCCGCGGCCTCTACCAGCATCTCCGCACGGCGATCTTCACCAGCGCCACGCTGGCGGCCGGCGGCAGCTTCGGCCCGATTGCGGACGAGTTGGGCATCAACGCTTTCGACGTGGAGACGCTGCAGGCCCGCAGTCCCTTCCAGTACGCGGAGCAGGTGCGCGGCTACTTCCCCCGGACGGTGCCGGACGGCAAGAGCCCGGACTACCATGACCGCCTGGCGGGAGAGGTGCTCCGGATCGTGGAGTGGACGGGCGGCCGGGCGTTCATCCTCTTCACCAGCAATCGGGACATGCGCGCCGTCCAGGAGCGGATCGAGTTCACCTGCCCCTACCCAGTGCTGATGCAGGGAGAGATGCCGAAGGACCTGCTCATCGAGCGGTTCAAGGCGGAGCCGTCCGTGCTGCTCGGCGTGCGCACCTTCTGGACCGGCGTCGACATTCCCGGCCAGGCGCTCTCCTGCGTGGTGCTGGTGAAGTTCCCGTTCCCACAGCCGGAAGCGCCGCTGGTCAAGGCGCGGTGCCAGCGGATCGAGGCCCGGCGCCAGCGCAGCTTCGACGTCTACAGCCTGCCGCGGGCCATCCGGGACATTCAGCAGGGGTTCGGGCGCCTGATCCGCACGAGCACCGATCGCGGCCTCTTCGTGATCCTGGACAGCCGGCTGCACACCGCGAAGTACGCGCAGAAGGTGCTGCGGAGCCTGCCGTCCTTCCCCTACAGCGACCAGCTACCCAACGATTGGAGCCTGGACGATGGAACTGGAATTCACCCGTCCCAGCGGCAAGCGGCGGCCGAAGAGCCGCGAAGCACCGCCCGGCATACCAACGCAGCTCTCCCAGGCGCGACTGGACCGGTGCGCCAATCCGAGTCACACGTTCGCCCATCAGTTCCATCACTGGATTTTGAAGCTGACGCACGGACCGCGGACCACCCGGGCGATCCTGCTCCAGCGCCTGCGGAAGATCCGGCCGGAGATCGTGCGGCTGCGGCGAGAGACGCGGAACCCACCGGAGAGTTGGGACGGCCCGACCTGGGAAGCGGCACACGAGCGGCTGTTGACGCTCCTGGCGCAGCGAGCGGCGATCCGGGAGACGCTCCAGCGCGGACGGGTGTTGGACCTGCCCGATGGCGCTACCTAGATCTCTACGTGGATGGCTACTACTGCAACCGCGGCCCCGGAACGGGCGTGATCGGCCTGAACGAGCTGCCGTTTGCCGACCGCAACGAAGCCCGCGCGCGGTGGGAAACGCTCTTCACGCAATACCAGCGGTTCAGCGCCCGCACGGCGTGGCTCTACGAAAACGAGGGCGATCCGGGGTGGGATGACAAGAGCGCGGCCACGGAGCGCAGCGCGGCGAAGTTCGGGCAACTCCTGGACGAGCTGGCGACGTGGTGCAGCGTGACGGACGCAGACGTGGTTCAGCTGCTACAAGCGGCTCTGGAAGGGCCGGAGGAAGAGGCGTGATCTACATCGGCATTGACTGCGGACTGGACGGCGCATTGGCCGTGATCGACGGGGAGCAGTTCCATGTGTGGGATACGCCCACTGGCAAGCTCACCAAGCGGGAGTACATCGCCCACGAGATGTCGGCACTGCTGCAGGCCTACCGGGTCGATGCGTTCCGACAGTCCTGCGCCTACATCGAAGCGGTGAGCGGTCGGCCAGGCCAGGGGACTGCTTCCGCACGCTCTATCGGCTTCGGACAGGGCGTCTGGATCGGCATCCTGGCGGCGCACGGCATTCCCTTCCAGATTGTGCAGCCCACGGCGTGGAAGCGCGAGTTCGGGCTGCTGAAAGCGGACAAGAACGGCAGCCGGCTGCGGGCGCAACAGCTCTTCCCCCAGGCGGCGGATCGGCTCCAGCGCGTGAAAGACGACGGTCGGGCCGAAGCCCTGCTCATCGCAGAATTTGCGCGGCGGAGGGCGGCCAAGTGAGCTTGCTGGATCCGATGACGGAAGAAGAGGGGGTGCTGGCGTGAAGCGCATTCACAAAGACATTCTGGAAGCGCTGCGCCGTGGGGCATTTCTGTCCGCTCCTCGCGGCATCGAGAGCAGCTTTTCCCTGCGCGGTCCCAACTGCGTGTTCATCCGAGACGTGCGCTCTAGCACCGTGCGCGAAATGCGTCAGCTTGGGCTGCTGGATAGCCAGTTACAGCCTGCACCGGACGCCACGGGAAACGAGAAATGAGCCAACCACTACCCACCCCTGGCCGCGAGCCCGTGATGGAGCAAGTGATCGTGGACCTGCGCGAGCGCACCCAGCGCGGGATTGAGACTTACGGTCGTCCGCTGGAAACGCACAACGGGCGAAGCGCCAAGCTGGACCGCTACCAGGAGTTACTGGACGCGGCCCAATACGCCAAGCAGGACCTGCTGGAAGAGGCCGACCTACTCCGCGCGCTGCAGCCGGTGGCGCGGCTGCTGTTTTCGGTGGTTCAGACGCGTGATCTGGAAACTGGCGAGCCTGTCCCTGGTGACCGAATTCTGTTCCGGAGCAATCACACGGATCTGACCATTGGACAGGCCCGGGCGTTCGTGTCAGCCGTTATCGAGCTGGAAGGAAAGGTGCTCTGATGCCCCGGCCCAACGCGGGAACGAGCTTTCGCCAGCCGACCGGCCACCGCAATACGATCCGGCGCGGGGACGGAGATTCGGAAGTGCCCCGGTTGCCCGCGCCGGATCGTGACGCACTTCGTGGTGTGTGCCGACTGTCGCCCGCGCCTGACACTGGAGACGCGCCAGAGGTTCCGGCGCAAGGGCAAGACCGGAGAGCGGGCCGTGATCCACGCCCTGCGCGAGTTGAGAGAGGAGAAGCCCTGATGCTTCAGATCATCGTGTTTCGGGATCGCTGGCTGGTGATCCGTGCGACGGACCTGGTAGGACCGCACACCCTCGCCTGCGAGGTGCTGGGCACCTTCGACACGCTCAACGACGCGGAAGCGTTCATCGACCGAGGTGGGCAATGAGCAACCGTATTGGGGATTGGATGCAGGTGGGGAGTGGCCCGTTTTGGCCGCTGGACCCGCGCCCGGAAGAGATCCATATCCACGACATCGCAGTGGCACTCTCTAACCTTTGTCGCTTCGGCGGCCACGTCCGGGAGTTCTACTCCGTGGCGCAGCATTCGGTGCACGTCGCCGCCCTTTGCGGTCCGGAAGATGCACTCTGGGGACTGCTGCACGACGCCAGCGAAGCCTACCTGGGCGACATCATACGCCCGCTAAAGCGCCAGGAGTGCTTTGCGGAATACCGGGCTGCCGAAGAACGGCTGATGGCCGCTATCTGCGCGCGGTTCGACTTGCCGCGGGAGATGCCAGAGAGCGTGCGGCGTGCGGACGAGATCATGCTGGCCACGGAAGCGCGGGATCTCAAGAACGTGGACCTGGAGACGTGGACCGTGCGGGAAAGACCACGGGATACACGCATCAATCCCTGGAGCCCGGCGCGAGCATGGTTCGAGTTCGGGAAGTCATTTGAGGCGTTGACCCGATGACGCCGGAGAGCAGGCAGATACTCATCCAGACGCACGCTGGCGCAAAGGTCGTTCAGGGCGAGGTGTTGGGGCTACTGGCGATCCATCCGGCGATCCACCGTCACGGCTATACGGTGACACATCTACCCACAGGACGAGAGATGGGCCTGGCGCGGTGGGTGGTCACGCTGCCGTAGGCCAGGACGCTGTTGACAGCGCTTCAGCAGCTCGATTGGGATTGGGTGGACGACCGCAACACGATCCGGTGCGGGAAGCGGCGCGGCAGATCATTCGGGCGGTGTTGGAGCCGCCCATCCGGAGGCAGGTGGCGCGAGAGGAGTAAGAGATGCGGATCACGATTGAGCTGACGGAGAGTGAAGTGCGGACCATCGTGCGAGAAGCGCTGGGCACCCAGGGTTACCACGTTACCCGTGACGAGTGGATACACGACCGCAATGACCCGAACGGCAGCTATCGGGTGAGCGGCTACAAGACGGTGGTGGACAACCTGGCGGTGCCCAAAGCCCTGGGGCCTGGGGATGTGGTGGATGCAACCCTAGTTGATGAGCACGGCGGAGAGGTGGCGGAGTAACCCGCTGCCCGCGAACTTGGACCGGCGTCCAATGATAACGAATGATAACTTTTCGGCGCGGAGGGGCGATGCGTATCGAGGTACGGCTGGTAGTCCGGATCTGCGAGTTGGCGGGGATCAAAGGCCGTCAGCGAGAGTGCTTCGAGCGCCTCTGCCAGGACCGGAGCGTGGAGGACGTGGGAAAGGAGCTGGGTATCTCCCCGCAGACGGTCTACAGCCACCTGCGGCGGGCCAAGTGGAAGGTGCGACGCATCCAGGCGGGACACGGCGAGCTGCGGCAGTGGTGGGAGCTGATCCTGGAGGAGTGCATCCCGAACGGCCAGAACCCGGCACCGGCGACACCGCGATTTGAGCGGAACGATTACGGCGTGATGGAGCGGGTGAAGGTACAGGGGGCGCGTCCGCTGACCGTGGATGACCTGGTGGCGCCGTTCGAGGTAGAGGTGCGGTAGGTAGCTCGCTTGTCCGGTTAAAAAACTTTCCCTTGCACGCTGTAATAAAAGCTGTAATAATCCGGGTGAGGGCACTGCGTCTAAAAGATGACAGTGCCCTTTTTCGTGCGTGACCGTATTCGGGCGCACGTTTCGTTTTCGGGGACCACTCCGGAACGGCCGGCGGGACCGCTTCCCGCAAGTCGGCACAGTCCAGAGTGACTGCGCGCGGCGCTACCTAGCGGCTCACTCCGGTGGGTACTGCGTTCCGATCCCTTGAGTCCTAAAGTGCTTCAGCCCTCGGCGCCCGCGTGGTGACCGGGGGCTGATCTTTTTCTGTTGTCCCGGCTGGAGGCCGGTGAGGAACCGGCCTGCATGAAACTCGACACCGCGGCGCTGTTTACGCTGGTCGGCATCCTCGTGGTCCTGATCGGCAACCTGGTCACGCTCCTGATGGGCATTGCCCGGATGGAGGAGGGCCTCAAATTCATGGGCAAGCGCGCGGACGGGATCGACAAGCGCCTGAACGGCCACGACCACCGGATTGGAAAGCTCGAGATCGGGCACGGTGAGATGCGAGAGCGCCTCGGGATGAAAGGTCAAGGATGAACACTCCGTTTTACTGCCAGCGCTCCTTCTGGGTGAGCGCGGCGGGCAACATCTCCGCGCTGGCGGCCCTCTGCGCGGCCAACGCCAAGCTCCACGGTCTCTACTTGGCTCTCGCCGCCGTAGCGACCATTTGCGGTAACCTGGGCAGCGTCATTGCGGAGCGGTCCGCGAAGGGAACGACCAATGGCTGATCTGCCTTCCCTCTTCTCCGGCATCCTATCGGGCGCGCTGGGAGCGCTGGACGCGAGTGAGAAGGCGCACCTCCTGGCCCACGTGCAGGCGGTCGAGAAGCTGGGCGGCCAGGTCGACCTCTCCGGAGTGCTAGACGCGCTCAATGGCGGCTGGCTGCCGGATTACTTCGCTGCAGCGGAGCTGAATGTGAGTGCGCAGCTCGCGATGAGCACCACGCGCCAGCAGGTAGTCCAGGCGCAGGGCGGGGTCAGCATCGGGCCGCTGCAGCTCACCGGTAGCCTGGCGGAGACGACGGCGCGGGGTGAGAACACCAACGTGACGGTCACGTGCACCCTGGAGCGCCAGAGTCGCAGCAAGGCGGTGAGCAACGCCTTCGATGCCCTGCTCACCACGCCGGGACCATCCATCCTGCCGCAGACGCCCACTACGCCGGCACTGCCCACGGCGTCCGTCGTCTCCACTCCGCCGCACTAATGGACACCTCGCGCATCACGGACAAGGCACCCCTCCCTGACTACCTCAAGGCAGTCGCGGATGGGGTGCTGGAAGCTGTGCAGCAGATCGAGACGGCGTATCCGGGGTGGGTGGTGAAGACCCTGGACGTGACGGTCCGGTGCGCGCTGCGTCCGGAGCTCTCCGCGGATGGCAAGAGCGTGGCCCGCATCTGGGCGGATATGGACGTGAGCCGCAGCCAGCAGGTGACGGAGATCACGCTGCCGTTGAGGTGACCCCTTGAAGCTCTTCTCTCGTTTCTCCCACTTCTCTCTTTTGCGCGCGCTGCTCCAGGCACGCCGCGAGATCAAGGACCTGACCATGACCCGTGACGAGCTACTCCAGAAGATTGAAGGCGTGAAGAGCGAGGCGACGGCCCTCCGTGCGGAGCGGGACAGCCTCGCCGCGCAGGTGACGCAGCTCCAGGCTGCGCAGGACCTCTCCGACGTGGGTGCGGCGGTGGATGGCATTGGTGCGGCACTCCAGCCGCAGCCGATCCAGGCTGCCGAACCGGCGGCGAACGGCGCGCAGTAGTCCGATGTGCGCCCACACGCTCCTCTCCAGCGCCTGCGCGATCCTGGGCCGGCTGCACGTGCTGTTTCCGGCTGCTGACTACGGGTTGATGCTGGAGCTGCGGGAGGAGGGCGTCGTGGTGCGCATCCAGCGCCGGGAGACGGGGAACCGCTACGCCGTGGCCTGGGAAGGGTTCCGGAGCCCGGAGAGCGTGGTGCGGTGCTTTGAGGAGTGGCACTGCACGGGCGAGCCGGATTGGGCCAACGTAGACGACGCGGACTGAAAAAGCCCCTCACTCGGAGGGGACTTTTTCGTTCTTCTCCGGCCGGCCCCGGCGCTGCGGTTGGAACGCTTCCAGGTCGCTGACGGAGAACCAGAGGACAGGGCCACGGGGCGTCTCCTCACGCAGGTGCGGCAGGCGGCCGGCGCGGGCCAAGCGGCGCACTTCCTGCACGGAGCGAGAGAGGAAATCCGCGGCCTGCGCGGTGCTCAGCTTATCCGCCGAGCCATAAGCGTTGCCCGCATCATCCACCCAAACCGGGATGCCGTAGGACGAGGCGGGATGATCGGTGGTCTGGCGGAACATCAGGCAACTCCCAGGATGTAGGCGGCGAGGATTTCGTTGTTCACTGCCGGGAAGCCCTCGGAATTCTTGCGGAGCAGGCCGTCCTCTGTCAGCGCGTCTCCGTCGATCACCAGCACCACGCCCTCGCCGCCGTTGAACTCATCGCGGACATATTCCGCCTCTTCGCGGTTGGCAGTCAGAGAGATCATCGCGCCGTCCTCGAAGAGGTAGTTCTCGTTCGCCTCGGTCCAGCGGTTGGCGATCCCCTGGGCCTCTTCGTCGGAGAGCAACCCGCGCTCCACCTGCGCCAGCAGGGACAGCAGATCCTCTCCCTGGCGGTAGTTGCGATTGGTTGCGTGGTAGAGCGTCATCGTCTTCTCCGTGCTTGCTGCTTACGTATTTATTGTAGCGCACGGGAATTATTATGTCAAGCGCGCGGGAACTATTTTCCGAAAATAAATGCTGACCCTCACCAACGCGCTGATCGACAGCGCCCTCGCCCGGCTGGGCCTGCACCGACGCCAGAACGGCGAGACGGCGCTCCTGGGCATCCGCGGCAGCATCCCGCTGGATGGGCACACGATTAAGAACGGGCAGGATGCGCAGAACACCTATAACGACAGCGTCGTGGTTTACGGCCCTACTCTGCGCGTGTTCCAGGCCAGCGTGGACCCCGGAGCTACCTACACGGAGCATCCCGACAACCCACAGGGCTGTGCGCATCTGCTGGATGGCTCCTACATGTACCAGTGGGGCGACCATAAGGGGCATCTGGCGCTGGTAGAGGCGAGCGAGGTGCGCATCTGGCGGGACCGCAACCGGAGCGGCGAGCGCACCGCTGATGACCCGGTAGAGACGGGGATCTTCGGCATCCACATCCACAGCGGCGGCCCTGGCCCCTACGTCGGCCCGTGGAGCGCTGGCTGTCAAGTTATTCGCAGTAACCCAGCGTGGGGCGGCGCGTGGCTCCAGTTCGTGCAGCTCCTCCAGCAGAGCGGACAGCACAGCTTTGCCTACACCCTGATCGACGCCAAGGATTTGAACGGGTGAGATGCCCTGGCGCCCCACCGAGTATGCGATGATCCGCTGCTGGGTGGACGGGCGCTCCTGGTGGTATGAGGACCACGGCGCTACGCCCCGAGAGGCGCGGGTGCTGGCCTGGGCCGCGTGGTGGGCGCTCTCTCCGGCGCAGCAGCGGTTGGAGCTGGTGATCGTACCCCTCGCCGCGCCGGACCGCCCGTGCTACAGCGTGAGCCGTGAGCCGATTAGCTGATGGAACCCGAGAAGTCCTTGAACCCGCGTCAGAAGAAGTTCCTGGCGGCCTACCTGGTGAACGGCGGCAACGCGACGGCCGCGGCGCGGGAAGCGGGTTACGCCAACGCCAGGGTGGAGGGCTACCGGCTGACCCGCGTGCCGGCGATCTCCGCAGCCATCAAGGAGCACCTGGACGCGGCTGCAATGTCCGCGGAAGAGGTCCTGGCCCGGCTGGCGGACCATGCGCGGGGCGACCTCGCGGACTTCATCGACATCGGGCGTTCGGGCCGTTGGAAGCTGGATCTGAAGAAAGCTGAAAAGCTTGGTCTGCTCCACCTGGTCAAGAAGATCAGCTACGACCGGAAAGGCAACCCGACGCTGGAGCTGCACGATGCGCAGGCGGCGCTCCAGCTCCTGGCCAAGCACCACGGCCTGCTGACGGAGAAGGTGGAGCACAGCGGTACGGTGCGGATCGAAGATGTCCTTGGCAGTCTTGACCCCGAGTCAGCAGCAGGAGTTCGCCGAGCGCTTACTGACGCTTTACGGCCCGGCGGAGGTGGAGCGCGCGCTGGGGAATGAGATCACGCTGCCGACCTTGTGCTCGTTCGTGGAAGCGACGGTGGTCTTCCAGCTTCATCCGTGGCAGCGAGACCACCTGTGCCCCATTCTGGAGCGGCTGCGGACAGAGCGGGGTTTGCGGATTGCGCTCCATGGTCCGCCGCAGTACGGCAAAAGCGTGATCACGTCGCAGCGGCTTCCAGCCTACCTGATTGGTTGTGACCCCACTGCCCGCGTAGGGCTCGCCTGCTACAACGAGACGCACGCGACGGGGTTTGGGCAGGTCATCAAGGACTTGTTGTTGGGGCAGGAGTTTATAGAGTTATTCCCGGATGCGCGGTGTCGGATCACGAAGGATGCGCCTGCCGCACGATTTGCCACCGCAGGACGTCAGGCGCAAGCGGATGCACAACCGTCCTTTCTAGCCATGGGGCTGCTCTCCGGCTTTACCGGCAAGGGCGTTGATCATCTCATCATTGACGACCCCTATAAGAGTGCGGACGACGCGCGAAGCGCCACGATCAACGAGAAAGTGTGGCGCTGGTGGAGCCAGACGGCCGGGCCCCGCATTCCGGACACTACCAATGTGGTAGTGATGTTCCACCGCTACCACGAAGACGATTTTGCGGGGCGTCTGCTGCAGGAAGGTTTTGAATACGTGCGGTTTCCCGCCATCGCGGACACCAATCCGGACGGAAGCGATCCCACCGGACGTCGAGTAGGGGAGTTGCTTTCACCGATGCGGTCCCAGGCGTGGCTTGATAAGCAGCGAGAGAGGGACGCCATCACCTTCGCCGGTCAGTTTCAGGGCACGCCGCTCCCGGATGAGGGTGGCTTTTTTAATGCCGAGCGGTTCACACCGGTAGATGCTCTTGAGGTGCCAGCAGGGCTGCTGACGGTGCGGGCCTGGGACCTGGCCGCCACGCAAGATGCGGGCGACTGGACCGTAGGCGTGAAGATGGGCATGGACGTGGATGGCGGCTTTTGGGTGCTGGATGTGGTCCGGGGGCGATGGAGCACCGATCGGCGTAATCTGATCATTCGTCAGACCGCCGAGCAGGATGGGGTAGGGGTGGTAATTCACGGCCCACAGGACCCAGGCGCGGCGGGGGTGGAAGCGGCACAGGCTTTTGTCCGGCTCCTGCGTGGGTTCAAGGTGCGCACGGAGCGCGTGAGTGGCTCCAAGGCCGTGCGGGCTGATGCCTACTCGGCCCAGGTGAATGGCGGCAATGTGCGAATGGTGCGGGCGCCATGGAACCCGGCCTTTAAGGCGGAGCACAAAGCCTTCATCCCGGACAACGCCGCGGGGGTGGATGACCAGATCGACGCGGCGGCAGATGCCTTCAACCGCCTAGCGGGACGGCCACAGCGCAAGCCGGGCTGGAGAGGATCGACGGGTGGATATAGCTAACGCCAAAACGCTCGCCGCGGCGCTCATCAACGTGCAGCGCGCCCCGGCCGGCTGGGAGATCGTCCAGCGGCTGGGGCAGGAGGCGCAGGCATACCATGAGCTAAATCCGTACCCCTACTTCCACTTCTCCGAGTGGAAGACAGAGGAGCGCGGCCCGTATCCGCGGTGCATGCCGTTCGTGCGGACGGCGGTCCTGCGCGGCGCCCGGTGGCTGTTCAGCAAGCCGGTGCAGATCAACGCCGGCCCCCAGCCGGAGCGAGGGGTGCCGCGCGATAACCCGCTGGAGGACTACCTGCGCGCGGCGTGGCAGGCGAACCGGATGCCCACGCGGATGGTCGCGGCGGCGGCCCGGGCCGCGCAGCAGGGCGGGATGGCGCTCAAGTTCGCATACGACAAGGCCGCGCCGGTGCCGCTCTCGTTCCAGACGCTAGCGGCCGATACCGTGCGGTGCTACTACCATCCGCACAACCGCAACCAACTGCTGATGGTGCGGGTGCAGTACCCGTATCAGGACCCGGTGACTGGCAATTGGATGCTGTACCGGGAGGAGTGGACGGCGGAGGAAGAGGTCCACTACCAGCCGATTGCGGCACAGATCGTGCCGACGTGGATCAGCACGCCGCAGGGGAACGTCGCGGGGCTGCCGTACTTCACGGCGCTGGGGGACAACGCGCTGCCGGACAACTCCGGCGCGTGGGGCGAGCCGCAGCGAAAGCCGAACCCGTTCGGGATCATTCCGATCACGCCCATCAAGAACCTCGACGCGGATGATTGCGACGGCATTGGTGACCTCTGGGGGCTGTTCCGGGCCGTGGATCGGGTCAACCTGATCTATGCGCTGATGGACCGCAGCAACCAGTTCGATAGCCAGCCGAACCTGATTTTCCTGGACGTGGACGTGGATCAGCAGGAGGCGGACAAGCCGCTGGCGGCCGGTCAGCCGGCCAGCTTCAAGAGCGACGGGGACGCGCAGGGCGAGCGCAAGGGCCAGATCATCATGGCGGAGGCGAGCGGCAAGCTCCGGTCCGCGATGATGGAGCACGCGAAGGACCTGCGGAGTCAGATCCTGGCGGCCTGTTCGTCCGTGGAAGTCGACCAGGCCGAGTTCACAAACAAGGGCAACCTCACGCAGGCGGTGCTCGCGCAGCTCTACGGGCCGCTGATCGAGATCACCGACGAGAAGCGGAAGACGTACGGCGAGGACGGGATCTGCAAGTTCCTGGAGAGCGTGTGCGTCGGGCTGACCAACGCCGGGCTCCGGCTGCCGGAGTTCAAGGGCGTCAAGGTCGACGACCACGACACCTACGACGTGACCCTCAAGTGGGCTCCGTACTTCGCGCTGACGGAAGAGGAGAAGCAGACCGTTGTTAAGCGCCTTACCGATGAGGTGGATGCCGGGGTAATGACCACAGAGCGCGTGGCGGAACACGTCGCGCAGCTTGAGGGGATCGAAGATGTTGCCGCCTTCCTCAAGGAACTGAAAGATCGCGACAGCGATACCGGCGGCGGTGAAGCGGACGACCCGATCAAGCTCTACCAGGGCGGTATCATCACGCGCAACGAGGCGCGAAAGATGAAGGGATTGGGGCCAGCACACCAGGCGGATAGCGGCCCCGCGCCAGACGATCCCGGAGCGGAGTCGCCCCATGTCTAACGGCGGCTTCATCAATGGCGGCGGAGGTGGTTTCTTCGTGGAGTCGGACCACCCGCGCGATGCCAAGGGGGAGTTCGCCAGCAAGGGCGGCTCGGGCGAGGATGGTTCGCCTGGTGGCAGACCCGGATCGGGTAGTGAGCGCGGCAAATCAACACAGCGGAGCCCCAGGGGCGCAGGTAAAAACGATCAAGGAAATGTTGCCAAAGCGACTGCCAAAGCGACTGCCACCGTCGATGCCAGCCAGAAGACGCGCGCAGCGGCCAAGGAATACTTTGGCCGCGAGATGTCCGACCGCGATTTTCAGGAGTTGATGGGTGCACCTGACGGTGCGCAGATTATGGTAGACGCGCTGGATGGCGGAAACCTTGTATTTCACGTCCAGCACCCTCTCTACCAGCAGATGCATTTGGCATATGCCGTGCAAATGCCAAATGGTATGAAGTTCCTGCGATTGGAACTCTACCATCTGAAGGACAATGCCCCGGAAGGGATGGGCGCGCAAGCATTCGGGCAGTGGGTGAAGAAGGGCCGCGAACTGGGGCTGAAGGCGATTTATATCCCCACGGCGGCGCGCAATTCGCAGATGGTGGGATATTACGTTTGGCCGCGTTTTGGGGCTGATGAGGAAATACCGGAAGAGCTGATTAGCGAGCTTCCCGAGTCGCTGAAATCATGCAAAGACCTCTCCGATTTGATGAAATCAAAAGAGGGAAAAGAGTGGTGGAGAGCGAAAGGTATTACGACCAGTTGCGCGTTTGAATTAGATCCGGAAAGCGTCTCTTCCCAGATCTGGGCCGATTATTGCGCTGAAAAAGGCATCCCTCAATGAGCAAATTCACGGACCTCATCCCGCAGATGGCGGAGGCCAGCGACAAGGTGGTTAAAGACCGGAGCGTAGGCGCAGTGGCGCAGCCGCTCACCGATGAGGACGAAGCGATCCTGGACCGCGCCTGGGAAAAGGTCAGCAAGCAGCAGGAAGAGTCTGAACCTTCGACCGAATAGCCGTCACCACCCAGGCCCAGGATGACGCGCGGCTGGAGAAGACGCTGGCGGTGAAGCAAGGAGCTGCAGATGGCGGGGACAGGCTAAATCACGTTAGGCCGCTTCCACTCGGGATGGCCAATAGCGTCCATGTAGCGGTTATGCACGGTGAATAGAACGCGATAGGCACACATCAAACCAGGGTCGATGCCCCCATAAGGCGCTGTCGTCACCTTGTCTTCCAGCCATTTGAGAGCAACTTCGGTCTGGATGCCGTTGAAATCCGTCTCCGGGCAGTTGAACACCAGCTGAACGGTATCTTCCGCAGTTTGCGTTTCCATACTCGAATTCTATCGTTTTCCTCTCACGGCCTCGCCCGAGAGTGGGCGAGGCTTTTTCACGGCCCCCTGTGAGCCCATCGCAGAGACAAGGACAGTATGAGCGAACCAGCAAACCCAACCCCGGCGGCTGAACCGGGAGAGAACAGCACGATCAAGCACCTGCGGGAGACCGCAGAGGCTGCGAACCGTGCCGCCAAAGAAGCCGCTGATCGCGCAGCCGCCGCCGAGGCCAAGCTGACCGAGATCGAGCGCGCCAAGCTGGAAGAGAACGAGCGGCTGAAGCTCGAGCTCGCCGACGCGCGCAAGATCGAGATGGAAGCCGCGACCCTCCGCGATGAGCTGGGGCGCTACCAGAGCACCCTCCAGGCGCAGTATGAGGCAGAGCTCGCCGCAGTCCCCGAAGAGAAGCGCGCCCTTGTGGCCCAGCTCTCCGGTTCCGGCTCCTGGCCGGACCGCGTGAAGGCGCTGCAGGCCGCGAAGTCCCTGGCCGGCACCGCTCCGGCAGCGGCTGGCACGATCACGCAGCCGGGAACCGGCACCCCGCCGGCACCGGGCGCGCCTCCGCCGACCAAGCTGGACCCGAAGAACCCGCCCCGCCTCACGGACGTGTTCAACCGCAGCGCCGGGGGCGGCTAACCCCGGCATTTGACGGCCACCCACGGGCCTAAACGTGGAGAAACAACACTCTCCATCAGGAAAGGCAACTCGTCATGGCATATCCCAATGCCCTCACGCTGGGTCAGTACGCGATCCAGTCCAATGATCCGCTCGTGGCGGCCGTCACGTACTCCCTGATCGACAACGGCTCCATCATGGCGCGCGACATCCCGTTCGTGCCCAAGAAGTCGCTGAAAATCAACGGCGTGCGGTGGGAAGGCAACCTCCCGCCGGTGAACTGGTCGCAGATCAACGTGGACCCCACGGTGGTCTCCGGCACGCCGACGCCATACGCGGAGTCCGCGTATCTGCTCCGGAACGAAATCCAGGTCGATAAGGTCCTGGTCGAGGAGGAGAACCAGATCTCCGACCCGCGCGCCACGCAGGTTGAGGCGTATCTGAAGAGCGCGGCGTACGACTTCAACAACAAGTTCGTCAACAACGACCACGTGACCGGCGACAGCAACGCGATCGTCGGCATCCGCTCCCGGATCGACAACGGCGGCACCTTCGGGGTGCGGCCGGAGAACAAGATCAACGGCGGCGGCGTGGACCTGACCTCTACCGGTATGACGGCGGCCACGTTCAACTCCTTCATGGAGCAGCTCGACCAGCTCCTCTGGTCCGTGGACTCTCCGGACGGCGATAACGTGACCCTCTACACCTGCCGGCAGGTGCTCTGGCGCATCAACCGCGGTATGCGGCAGTTCGCCGGCCAGGGCGGCTTCAGCCAGAACCAGGACCAGTATGGCCGGGGCGTGACGCAGTACAAAAACGCCACTTTCCGGGATGCCGGCAACATGGCCGACCAGGTGACGCAGATCATCACCAACACGGAGACGAGCGCGGGCGCCGCGGGCAGCAGCACCTACAGCTCGATCTACGGGGTGAACTTCGGCGAGACCCATATGTTCGGCTGGCAGTTCGGCAACCTGGTGGCGAAGGACCTCGGCCTCCGCAACGGCGGCGTGATCTACTCCACGCTGATCGACTGGGCGGGCGGTCTGGCGAACGCCTCCAACCGCTCCCTGGGCCGCATCTACGGCCTGAAGCTGGCCTAGCCAGCCTCCACGCACCACTCTCGGGGCGGCGTTCTGGTGGACTTTCTCCCGGAGCGCCGTCCGCTCCATTTCCGGAGGGTAATCTCTTGGCTTACGACGTCAATCTCCAGCTTCAGGCCAGCACCACGCAGACGGCGACCTTCAACTCGACCGGCGTGGACCTGAAGACCGGCACCCCGCGGCGCGGGCTGGTCGCGCGGCTGCTCGTCACCGCCGCGTCCGGCACCACGCCGACCCTGGACCTGCAGGTTCAGCAGAGTGCGGACAACTCCACCTGGTACAACTGTGCGGCCATCCCGACGCAGAGCGCCGCGGGGGAGAGCTTCTGCACGTTCGAGACCAGTATGCGGTATGTGCGGGCAAAAGCCACCATCGGCGGCACGACCCCGAGCTTCACGTATCAGGTAGATGTGAGCGTTTCGCGCCCGTAGCACCACCGGCCGGCGGGGGCGGCGCTCTAAGCCGCCGATGCGGGGTTCGACTCCCCGCCCGGCCTTCTCACTCTCTCTAATCCCCCATGCCCAACTACGCCGCGTGGCCCCTCATCGCCGACGTCAACGCCAAGCTCTCCGCGCTGGGCGTGACCCTGCGCGCGACCGTGGATGATCCGTATCGCCAGAGCATCATTGACGGCGTGGCGGAGGAGATCACCCGGAGCACGCGCCGCACCTGGGTTGCGGTTTCGGAGACGCGGACCTTCGACGGCAGCGGGACGGGAGAGCAGGAGCTCAACGAGTTCGTCAGCCTGACCAACGTCTCGCTGCTCTACGCCACGAACAGCACCTTGATCGACCTCACGACGGGCGTGGTGGTGTTGAAAGAGGCCAACCTGCCGCAGACGCGGATCGCGCTCTCCCGCTCCCCGCTTCCGGGCTGGACGGGCGCGTGGTCGGACCAGTTCCCGCAGGGGCGCGGCAACATCAGTGTGACGGCCTCCTGGGGGTATGGCGCGACGATTCCCGTCAACCTGTGGACAGCCGCGCGCGACGAGATGGCCGTGCGCCTGGCGGAAGAGGCGCTCTTTGTGCCGGGCCAGAACAGCGCCGGCATTGCCACGGGCCGCCTGACGCAGTGGAAGAACGATACGGTCAGCCAGACCTACGAGATGGTGGACCTGGACGGGATGCGGGTCACGAAGCGGTATGCCGACGCCGTGAAGTTCTACACGCGCCCGCTGGGTTCGCGGCTGCGGCGGTTCCGCGCACCGATGATCTAGGGGCTTTTGACTTTTTCGACAGGTTTTGAACACGCGCCCATGAGCTTTCTCGACCAACTCCGCCACAGCACGCCGCTCTGGCTGCCGCCGCTCCTGCGCCGCCGCGAGTTCGATGATGGCTATGGTGTGGAGGGGTTCGGCGGCCAGCCGAATGCGAATAGCGCCCCGATCTGGACGCCGGCCAACCTCGGCGGCCTGTTCTACTGGCACGAGGCCGCGATCGGCTATGACTTCACGGACACGGCGCGGACCGCCGCGGCCAACGTGAATGATACGGTGGGTAGCGAGACGGACCGCAGCAGCAGCGGGAACCACGTCTCGCAGGCCACGGTGGCGGACCGGCCGCAGCTGGTCCAGGTCACCAACGGGGGCGCCACGTTCTATGACCTGGCGTTCGACGGGACGGACGACTACCTCTCCCACCCAACGCCCGCGAATGGCGCGACGAGCGTCCTGTTCGGCTGCTTCGGGTTCCGGGCGGCGGATACCGTCAACGTCCGCACGCCGTTCTTGTATGGCAATGAGGCGAGCGCCGCGGCGCTCTACGCCGTGACCCGGAACAACAACCTGGGCATGGAGCAGTGGGGCGGCAACGCGGTCTCGTTCTTCAACGGCACGACCGGCAACATGGTAGCCGGCACGTATTACGTGGCCTCGTTCATCTATGACGGCACGAACCTGACCACCTACCTCAACGGGACGCAGTCGAACCAGGCGGCGCGCAGCCTGTCGCTGGTTTCCAGCCTGCTCTACGTGGGCGCCATCCCGGAAGTCGCGACCTACTGGAACGGCAACCTGCCGATTCTGCTGCTGACGAGTACCGTGCCATCCAGCGCGGACCACGCGAGCGCCCGGGCCTATATCGGTAACAAGATCGGAGTCGCCACGCTGTGAGCATCTACACTCATCGCACGATCATCATCGTGCAGGCGTCGGACCAGGCGGCGGCCAACCAGGCGGCGGCGTCCATGCCGGGGGCCAGTCCCGCGGACTTGCAGGCGTTTCACGTGGGGCTGTCCCCCGCGGGGCAGGCGCCGGCCACGCACTATTGGTGCAACAGCCAGTTCGACGACGCGCACCGGCAGATGGTGACAGGGCTGCAGGCGCAGTTCCCCACCGCGACGGTGGCGGATTACGACCTGCTGGACAATCCCACCTATCCGTCTACACTGCTGGCGAGCCTGGGCCTGCAGCCGATTGTGGGGCTGTAAGGGGATGGCGCTCAACTTCCGCCAGCAGCAGGCGTACAACCATCGCTTTCAGGTGTGGCGGCGCGGCTTTACGGAAAACCCGACGACGGGTGAGCGGGTCGAGGGGACGTACGCGTTGGTGGGCAGCACGCACCCCGGCCTCTACGGCTACACGCAGAACGACGACGACCCGAGCAGTGTGGGCAAGATCAAGCGCCGGACCGCGCTCACAGAGGACAAGCTGGAGTGCGAGGTGTCGATCGACATCCGCAGCACAGACCTGGTGCTGGACCTCTCGCTGGACAGTAGCGGCAGCCCGACCGCTAACCACGGACAGGTCCATCGCGTCGAAGGGCAGCCGCGGAAGTACCCGGACCAGGGGCTGATGGAGCTCAACTACCTGACAGTGCAGTTGATGAGCGTGGAAGCGAACGAGATCCCCGCGGAGGTGCATCCGTGACGCCGGACCTGAACCCATTTATCGCGGAGCTGCGGACGCTCGTTGCCGCTACCTGGCCCGAGGTTCTGCCGGACGGTCTCGGCGGCGGCGGCGGCGGCATCCTGGAAGCGGAGCACGCGGACAAGATCGAGTGGAAGACGCTCCGGCTGCCGTATGCCGTGATCCTGGTCACGGGAATGCAGCTCTGGGCGGATGGCCCGATGACGGCGCTCTGGTACCAGGTGACGCCGCAAATCTGGTATGTGGCGGCGGTCTCTGGGCCGTCCAGCGGCATCCGCGCGAAGCTCAAGAGCCTGGCAGACGTGTTCTTTCCCACCGATCCGCTCACCACGGCGCAGCGCTGGCAGATGGGCGCGCCGCAGTGGGGCGATGATCTAAGGCCTAACCAGGTGTTTGCGGCGTCAGGGCACGAGGCGCGGGCCGGCGTGCTGCCGATTACCTGTGTGATTGGGAGCTAGACCGTGGCCGGCCTGGACCAGCTTGAGCGCTTTGTCACCAACCTGGAAGGTGAGCTCACGCTGGCGGTCAACGACACACTCCACGCCGGCTATGGGCTGGCGATCGAGTATTCCAGCGGCACCTACTCGGAAGACGACCTGGCGCGGCTGGACCATCCCTTCGCCACGCGCCACGGCTCCCCGCAGCTTGACCCGAGCGTGATCAACGTCAAGAGCGGCGACTTCCGCGCAGCGTGGCACACGGTCGGGCCGACGCAGGCAGCGGGCGGAGTGGCGGGGAGCATCATCAACAATGATCCGAAGGCGCAGTTTCTCCAGGGGACACGGTTGATGTTTGCACGCCCCATTGATGATCGGATTGCGCATGAGCTGGCGCCGGTGTTCGAGGCGAATGTGATCCGCGCCGTTGTGCGCGCGGCAAGGTAAGGAGACGAACCCATGAAGATACTGGAGCGACAGGATTTCCCCGGGGGCCTGGGCGGCAGCCATCCGCGCGTGCGGGTGGTGGAGATGGACGCGCTACCCGAGGTGAAGGAAGGCGAGCCGTGCCCTGATCTAACCCGCGTGGCGGATGACGTCATGCCGTTCGATTGGATGCCGGAAATCCACGCGCCCAAGGCGCCGGTGTATGTGGGGCCGGCGGAAACGAGTTAGTCATGGCCAAGGTTGAACCCAGCGACGACCAGCGCGAGTTTATGCTCGTGCTCCGGCGCTCGCTTCTACAGATCATCCGCTGGATTGAGCGGAAATATGGTCTCGATAAGGACGGTGCCTGATGCAGCCCCCGACCCCCCAAGAGCGGTTAACCGGACTCCGTAAGTTCCTGGACGATTTCCGCGCCGAGCTGACACCGTTCCTGGAAGCTGAAGAGGCGCAGCGGCAAAAGCATCCCCACATGTCACTCCCGTGGCAAATGGTGTTCCATCGGGTCCTCACCATCCAGGGGCAGATCGACGCGATTGGAACGGAAGTGTATGGCGCCATCGACGTTCTGGTGAAAGCCGAAAAGCGCGCTCTGGAAGAGGAGTGCGAACGCCTCCGCCAGGAGCGCGAGAACGTCAAGCGCACCAACCGGCTTCTCTCTGAGGTGTTCGAGATGGAGAACCGCCGCACCCGCTTCCTGCGGCAATATGGCGATGGAGATCTCCACACGGCGATCTCTACCGCTTTGGAGCGCGGCACCTTGCACCGCTACTTTCCCGATCGCCCCGCGAATAACGAAGGCGACGACTAACCGCACCGGCTAACCCCGGTGCTTTTTCTTATCCGGCTGCACGGTCCTGCCGTCCCGCCACTCCCGCGAGCCCCTTCCGCGCTCGCTCGTGAGGGATGGCAATGCCCACGCTTCCTGTCTTTCTGGTCAATAGTGCCGGACCATTTTCCGCAGTCATCACCCCGCAGACAGTCACCGCGGGCGTCTTGGCCGATACCACGCCGGTGGCGACGATGACCGCCAGCCTGGACGATGTGTCGCTCGATTACACGGCCACCACCGAGGACATCTCCGCGATGACGAGCGGGCGCCGCAACCCGGTGATCACCGAGCGCGGCACTTCCATGACCGTGGGTGAAATCCTAAAGACTTCCGGCAGCAATCTGCTGGCGGCGGCGGCCGTGGCCGGCGATTACTTCAAGATCGTCTTCACGCGCGGCGCCCAGGCATGGACCGGGTACTTCCTGCTCACCGGCTACAGCGAGAAGCCCAACGGCAAAGGGAAGACGGTCGGGACCGCGACCTTCGAATCTGTTGATCCAGGGACGGCAAATCCCACCTACGCGTAACCTACCGATCTATGGCTAAAGCAAACCTCCAGGGAGTACCGCGCCCTGCCCGCGCGTTCGAAACGCGCGAATTCCCCCTCTCCACCGGTGAAACGCTGGTACTTTCCCTGCGTGTGGCCGACCGCTTCGATGCACTGCGCATCAGCGCGAAGGCGCAGGAGTTGGTGGAGAGCCTCCACGGCAATTACTTCCCGCTGGCAAATGGAGAGGCGGTGCCGGTGGAACTGGGCGTGGCAAACGTCATCTGCGCGCTGGAAGTGATGCAGCCGGAGACGGTGGAAGACCCGTATTCCGCAGCCGACTTCCTGGGGCTGCTGGTCAACTTCCCCCACACCTGGGACGAGGTATCGGCCTGGGCAACGGACTTGCAAGCGGGGGCCAATACGGAGCAAGCGGAAAAAAACTAGCCGAGGGGGCGTACGGACACTGGCTTCGCGCGGTCCTCATCAAGACGCGCTCCCACCCCGAGCCGATCCACTTCCAAAGCCTGGCGCTGTGGTCCATCAATGAGCGGCTGGCGGGACGCCCCGGCCTGGACCTGGACCCGCCGACGCTACATTGGACGGGTGACCTGTACGCGCTCGCCATCGCCGAGGGCAAGAAACGGCGCCCCGAGGAATAACCGATGTCCAGCCAGATGAACATCAACATCAACGCCACTGGCGTGGGCCAGGCCGTGGGGCAGATGCAGCGGCTAGTCACGGGCGCGAAGCAGTTCCAGCAGGTGGTCAGTAATTTACCGGTACGAGCTAGCGGCGGCGGAAGCGCTTCCGGCAACCCGATCGTTCGGGCGCAGCAGGCGTCCGCGGGTCTGCAGGCGGCGCTGGCCGGCGGTAATCCTACCGCGATCTTCGGCGCGCAGCTCCAGCAGGTGCGGGCGCAGCAGAGCCTCCAGCGGGCGTTCGCGCAGGTAAACGGCCCGTCCTTCGGCTCCCGGATGAGTAGCTTCCTTTCTTCATCGCGGGTCGGGTTCGGCGCCGGGGGTTTCCAGGCGATGCCGCTGGTGGGCCAGCTCGGGAAGCTCTTCGGCGGCGGCGGTGCGGCCGGCGGCATCGTCATGGCCGGTGTGTCCGCACTCACGGCGTTTGTGGATCAGGTTCACGCCGCCGCGGATGCGTTGACCCAGATCCGTAGCGCCGCGCTTATCAGCGGGGGCACGGCTCACAACATGGGCTTTTTCGGCGCTCTGGGCATCAGCGCAGGGCAGGTGCCGGGACTGGCGGGGTCTCTGCGCGGCCAACTTGCGGGCGGCTCTCCGTTCGCGATGGGTCAGGCGGGCCGGCTGGGGCTGCCGGGCATCGGCGTTCCTACCGCACTAGCCGGCGCTAATCAGGCGGCGGTGCTGGAGCTCGCCATTCGCAAGATCGCCGGGCTGGATACAGCGGAGAAGCGTCTAACTGCGGCACGCAACCTGGGGCTGGAATCTCTGATCCCGCAGATTGAGCTTTACGCACGCCACAAGAACGTGATCGACGCAGACACAAAGGCGCTGGAGCGGGCGGCCAACAGCAAGGCCACGCAGAACGCCGCCGACTTCATGTTCCAACTCGGGCGGGCGCAGACGATGCTCGGAACGTTCGGGCAGGAAGTGGCGGGGCCGATCCTGGGCGACTGGTCGCGGGGGCTGGGCAAGCTGGCGGATGTGATGCGCGGCGGCTCGCGGTTCGCCTCGCTGTTCACCTACGGCATTCGTCAATTCATCGGCACCGTGTTCCCGTTCATCGGCACACTGGACACGCTCTTAACCGGCATCGGCAAGGTCGGGCCGGCATTCAAGGCGCTGTACGGCTTCATTGAGGAGTTCATCAACAGCGTCATCGACAAGCTGCCAGACCCGATCAAGAACCAGATGAGCGGCTTCCGCCTGCCGGACTGGAAAGACCTGGCCGACCCGATCAAGGACCTGACCGGCGCGGTGCAGGACAACACGGCGGCGCAGAACGCGACGACAGGCGCCTTCAAGAACGGCACCTATGGCGGCGGCAGCCGGGCGCGGGGGGCGCTGCCGGGCGGGCTGAAGGGCCAGGCGTTTAGCCAAGCTGTGGCGGGTAATGCGCTGCGGCTGGGAGCATTCAGTCTCTAACGTGGCGGCGCCTGCGTGAACTCTACCCGCTGTCCGTCCTTCGTTCGTACGTCTATATCCGCCGGAAACACCGAGCCCGCCTCTGGCAGAGAGAACCCCTTGCCCTCACCCGGTTGGAGCGTGACGGCGTTGACTGCGGGCGGCTGGCTGAACCGCTCCAAAGGAGTAGCGCCTGCTGGCGGTTCTGGGGGCGGGAAGGCGGCGGCATGGGCAGTCGGCCTGATCCCGGTAGCCATTCCGTTTCGCTCGGTCAAGCTGACGCTGCGAGTGATTACTTGCACGTCTACCAGCGGCACGGAGCCGGTGTTGGTGATACGGCCCACGCCAGGAGCATACCAGCGAACCTCGGCACTCGGTTCGGTAGTGGGGGCGGCAGGGTGGTTGCCTGTTCCGCTTAGAGGGGTTGGTACAGTACTCACCCCGTACTGCTGACGGGTGGCAGCGTTGTTCAGGATTCCGCATCCTAACGGCACCAGCACCAGCGCTGCCGCTAGTGCCGCCACCAATGCCACCGCCTTGACGGCGTTATTGCTTCGCCGCGCGTAAACTTGCTGGCTGTCCATCCGCTGCGTGCGCGGGTCCAATGGGGGCGCAATCGGGCGCGGGGCCAAGCACCGGAAGCAGGTATCCCGCTGCGGCATATTCGGCGCTCCGCACCGCTGGCACGTCCACCGCAAGGTATCCATCTCGATCACATCTCCCTCAACGCGCTGAGTCCGGTATTGGATACGGCGCGGCCCTGATTCCTCCTCACCCTCTATGAACGGCCCCACCGTCATCACGCCGAACGTCAACCCGTTCCTGATTATTGACGTGGACGAGCCGCTGCAGACGCGGCCCGAATGGCACGTAGTGCGGGCCGGCAACCAGATCAGCCGAGTACCTAAGGCGGGCGCGAACGTCTCCAGCAACGTCAACCTGCAGCTTGGTGGCGGATGGACCCTAGCGCCGCATGAAGACGACCTGACGCGGATCACGTCATCCTCTTACAGCGGCACCGTCTTGCAGTTGGCGGATGCGAACGTGGCCTCCGGCTGGACCACGCAGAACACCTGGCAGGTGTCGACCGAGACCGGCATCGGCGCCAGTGGCTCCCTCATCTCTACAGGGGTGCCGGCGTTCACCAAGCGGGTGGCGGCGAGCGCTTCGTGGAACACGGAACTGTCCTCTGATCTGAACGCACTCCCCAAACCCACCCTTGCCACCGCCGACGTGCCCATGAATCGGGTGCTGGCGTCGGTGAAGACGTACGCAGAGAACGCCGGCTTCGCACTCAACATCGTCGTTCCGCCAGATAGTATCGGACAGGACACGCTCCTGTCGTTTTACTTCGGCGGGCCGGCACAGACGGGCACCTCCGGCAAGGTCGGCGGGCAGTTCTGCCTCACGCTACGCGGCTCTGGGGAAGCGCTCCTGCAGGAGTGGGACGGCAGCGCGTGGGCCATTCGCAAGCGGTTCCGGTGGATTAACGCGGAGCACGTCGGCAGCCTCGGCGTCTATACCGTCTGGATCTTCCCGTATGGCCGGGATACCATCACCATCCGCACGATGGACACGGCCATCAGCCCTGCGGATTCCGTGTTCGGGGTCGGCACCTTCGGCAATACCGCCGTCACCCTGGGCCTGGCCCCTACACAGCTCAAGCGCGGCGGCATGTTCTATCGGTCACTCGCCGCCAACACGGGGTACGCTCCCGGCTCGTTCATCACGGGCGCTGGACAGGTGCGGTTGGACGTGCGGCGCGACCTGCGGCCGCTGATTACCCTCGTTCACCTTTCCCCGCCCCTGGCCGGCGGCTCTTTGGTCGATGCCCCGTTCTGGATTCCCTTCCCCATCCCTGGCGGTACCACGCTGACGCTGCTGCAAAGTGCCGTCACCCCCAAAGACTCCACCATCGTCGCCAACCTGTACGACGCCAGCACCCACGCGGCACTCACGCCGGTCGGCACGAACAAATGGCATAGCAACGCCGGCCAGCAGCTCTACTACGCGAAGTTCGGGTTCACGCCGGACAGCCTGATTGAGCAGACGCCGGTGCTGTGGAAGTACGCCGTGCAGGTTGCCGCGGCGGCATCCGGCAGCCGCACCGGCACCAGCGCCGTCATCCCCATCACCGGCCTCTCCATCACCGGACCGGACCTGGACCCAACCCACGACACGGCCAGCGTCAACCTGCAGGACCCGGTAGACGCGTACCCGCTGCTGCGGACGCGGGCGCGGATGCACAGCCGCATCGGCGTGTTTGATGACCTCGGCACGCTCATCTCCGTGCCGTTTGAGGGCGAGATCCAGCGGGCCAACGCCGGGTATCGCGGCCACACCGGCAGCGTCTACCCCTCTCCCGCCTGGCGCGAGTATGACATCACCCTGACCGGGATGTGGGCACGGCTGGCCGATCAGGTGAATACCTGCCCGCGCGACTACACCGTGGACGCGAACGGAAATCCCTGGACCGTCACCGCGGTTATCCGGGATCTGCTGGAGGTGCTGGGCTATCCGGCATCCATGATCGACGTGCCGGAGCAAGGCATCGTCCTGCAGCCGGCGACCGCTTCCGGTGGGAATGACCTAGTGTTGCTCCCTGGCGCGTCCTTCTCGGACTTCATTCTCAAGCTGGCCCGCGACTACCTGGGCAGCGTGTTTCTCTGGGACCCGAACGCCGGCAGTGCGCCGGGGATGTGGCGGCTGATCCCGAATCCAGGGCTGAACCCGACGAACTTCCTGTGGTCCTTCCTCGACTCGCCGGGATCGGGATTGCTGGCCACTCACCCCACGAGTTACGCCGCGCAGACCACGTTCATCGCGAAGATGGACGGCCGCTCTACGTTCTCCTCGTACATCGCGCCTCCGGAGTGTAACATGATCCAAGTTGTGGGGACCGGAGGACCTGGGCCATCGGGCGACGGTGCAACACAGAAGTCAGTTGTATTGTATAACGCGAAATCTTTTGACTTTACGGGGCCGACATCAGACCCGACGCATCCTGATTATTTGGGCAGGTTCGTTCCCCTGATCTATGTCGACAGTACTCTGATTGATGATGCCTCAATAGCATTCGCAGCACGGCGCCTATACGATCAAGTTGCTCACGCTCAAAAATGGCTGACCTGGACAAGCCCAATGGTTTTCGTTTCTCCCGCCATGACAGGTGACCCGCTTCAGACGCTATTACGCCCTCTGCGAGTAAATGATCCTGTGTACGTTTTGGGGGTCCCCTGTCTTATCCGGAGTTGCAATCCAGATCGCCAAGGGGGTGGAACAGCAGGCAGTATGCTGGCTCATTATGAGGCTCTAGCGCTGGCGTAAATGATAAAATTTCATTGGAGAGACGATGCGCGACATTGATCTGGAACGAAAAGCGGTGCAGCGGTTGGCGTTGAAGCCGACCGGCATTAACCCGCGGCTGGACCGCATCTTCAGCGGCCAGGTGGGCAGCCTGCAGGCGGATGCGGCGATCATGGCGCTGCCGTTCCCGGTCGCCGGCCAGGCCCTCCAGGACCCGACCACCGGCGCCCTCTACGCGATGTATGACGTGGACACCTACGGCGCGACGTACGCCTCCTAAGCTATGCCAGCCTCCGTTTTCGTGGTGGCGCAGACCACCTTCAGCGCGAACGGCACCCAGACGTTCAACCCGCCACAGGCGATACCTGCCGGGTCAATTCTGATCGTCCACTCGGATACGGGAGACTCGCTGGGGAGTCAGGTCACCACCTCGGACACGGCGAGCAACGTCTATACCACGGTCGGCGGCACGCGCCTTTGCCTTAACTGCAACGCGCTCTCCACCTCTGACACCATCACCTTCACCCTTTCCATCCCCGCAGGCGGTGTGCAGAAGGCGTGTGTCGCGCTTATTGCCGTGGTGGGAGCGAAGACGAAGCGCACGCAGATTGGCGCCACCGGAGCGGGTGATTACTATTACAACGCCACCGGCGCCACCTTCCGGAGTGGCGCGGGGTCTTACCCCTATTCACAAACGGCGGGAACAACCGCCGATCTGTCTGCAAACGGCATCCCCACACCGCCTGGGATGCTGTTTATCATGCTGCCGCACACCCTGGCGAAGGATTCGGCGCCAGTCACGCAGCCCACGGACACGCCCTCGGGCAGCGGCTTTACTACCCTGCTCAACACGCTCGGTTATTCGTTTTTCGGCGCGATCAGCAATCAGGGAGCCTTCACCCTTAGCGCCGCTTACAAGCAAGTCACGGGCGACGGGAACGGCACGGTGGCGAGCGGCACGATCAATACGACCGTAGCTGGCACTACCACCACGAGCTGGAACCTGTTCGGCTTTGTGGTCATGCCAGGGATCTCCAATCCCTTCGCTCTTCATCCGCCCTTTCGCGGCTTCCGCGGCCTCTATTCCAAGGACGGCGACATCAAGGGTCGCTCCGCGTTCACTTCCGGACCGATCTCCCTCGGCTCCGAATTCTCCATCACCGGCGGCACGAACGACAGCGAGCCCGCGGTGGCGTCCGGCACCCAAAAGGGCATCGCGGAGCGGTTGGTCCTGCTCTTCACACGCGGCACAGACGTCTACCTGTCCCACAGCGACGGTGACGGCGAGCCTGGCACCTGGAACACCCCTACGCTTATGTTCAGCGGCTGCAAACACCCCGATATCTCGTACGACCGCACCAGCAAGACCTGGTTCTATTTGGCGCGGGAGACCAGCACCGGCCACCTGCTCGGTTCGATCCAGGGACCGGGAGACACGCCCCTTCCCGCGTTCACGCTCACGAATGACAGCGGGTCTCCGCTGGTGGTGGACGACGATACCGCGCGGGTGGCACCGGCAGAGGATGGTCCGCGCCGCTGGCGGCTGGCCGCGATGATCAGCGGGGCGTACACCGTGTGGAAGTGTACGGACGACGGGAGTTCGTGGAAGCAGGAGATTTGATAGATGGCGACCGTTTACACCCTCATCGCGACCAAGTGCCCGGCCATCCCCGCGCGGACCACGTTCCTCGACTACACCACCGGCGCGGCGGCGCTGTATCCGGATGAGAGCACGCAGGCGACCATCAGCAAGACGCGCGTCGGCGCCATCAGTAAGAAGGTCGAGGCGGCGTGTGCGGGAGGCACTGGTGCCTACGCCATCGACTACGGACTGGCGCTGACGGACTCCGGCACCTCCCTGGTCCTGGCCGTGGCGACGGGGCAGGCGACGATTGATGGTCCGGTGATCCTGGGCACTGCGGGCACGGTAGGACTGACGGACAATGTGTACAACTGGATCTACCTGCTGCAGAACGGGACGCTGACCAAGACCAGCAGCGCTACCGACACCCCGCCGGCCGCGCCCTCCTCCACCTGCGTCTTCCTGGGCCGCGTGACCGTGGCTTCCGGCGCCATCACGCAGATCGACGGGTCCGGCGTGCTGTACTTCCGCGGCGGCTCTCTCTGCCGCCAGACCGGAGACGCCACGGTCCCCGGCGACACCCCGCCGTCGCTGTTGATCCTCACCCAAACCCTTGCCGGCCGCTATCTCTGGGACGGCTCCGCCTACGTGGCTCTCCGCAACCAGGATGGACGGCTTGCCAAGACCATCACCGATGCCAACTACACGTTAACCTCCACCGAGTATGTCAAGCGCATCCTCGCCATCTCCGGCACGCTGACCGCCGGCCGGGACATCGTTCTGCCGAACATCGACGGGTACGAGTACATCGTGTTCAACAACACGACCCAGATCCTCACGTTCAAGGTCACAGGGCAGACCGGAGTCGCGGTGGCGGCGGGGAAGCGGGCCATCCTCTACTGCAACTCGGTCGATTACGTGCGGGTCACCGCAGACACGTAGGAAAGGACAACCGAACATGCTCACCCGCTACACCCGCCAGATGGCGGGTTTTTTGTTGCTCTCCTTCGCCTTCGTCCTGGCCGGCTGCCCGACGGCGGTACCGGCCAAACCCCTATCAGCGCCCGATCAAAGTGTGCAAAAATCAACCCAAGCGCCAGCGGTGCAATTCCTGTGGTATTGGGGTCCGCCCTCGCCACCGCCGGATGTCGCGCAGCTCCGCGCAGCCGGCATCACCGGGATTCTGGGACCGGCGGCCAACAGCCTGCACTTCCAGGTGCAGAACGGGCCGCTCTCCCTGGACGACGCCCGCGCCGACATCAAGCCGCTGGTCGACGGTGCGCAGGGCCTTCCCGTGTGGCTGGCGGTGGGCGCCGTAAAGCAGGGGACCGTCTCCCCGCCGACGCCTCCGCGCACGTTCTGGGACCCTAGCGACCAGGCGCAGCGATCGATGGTGTTAGCCAACCTGGGCAACGTCTCACGCGCGGCGAAAGAGCTGGGCGTGGCGGCGCTGGGCTTCGACACGGAATCAATGGTGCCAGGCCCGCAGGTCTACGCGGACGGGTCAGCGCAGCAGCTTCGCTCCATCGGCGCAGACTGTGCCCAGGCGCTCCGGAGCAACTACGGCGGGGTGCAGCTCTTCGCGCTGGGGCCGCTGGCGGGGGCTCCGGACGGGTTCCGGAAGGTGTGGCACGGATTCACTGCTGCCGGCAACGTGGTGTTCTTCACGGAGGACACCTACGGCCTCTCCGGCATGGACCCGAAGGGCGTGCGGCAGGCGCTCTCCCGCTGCGCAGATGTCACCGGGGCCAAGAGCCCTGCGGCAGGCTGGTATGCCAGCACGAAGGCGCCGAACGTGCCGCAGTGGTTTCAGGCCGCCACGCCGCAGCTTCAGGCGGCGGCGAAGGTCAGTCCCTACGTGCTGGTCTACCGCGAAGGGACGATGCAGCCTCCGGAGTGGGACGCGCTGGGCCGGACGCTGCACGCGGTGCAGCAGTGAGGCAGTTATCAATTGTAATACAGGCGCTTCACCGGTCGTATTTCAAATGGTAAAAGACCAGTGCGGGCGCAGGACCAAGTCGCGCCCGCGCTCCCACTCCTCCACGGTGAAGTGACGCGCCAGGCCCAGGAGGGACGCCCGCTGGCGGGGATAGGTGACACCGTGGGCCAGCTCCGCCCGAATGGCGGCCACCAACCCCCGCATCTCATCCCGCGCCAGCAGCGTCTCCGTGCAGCTCTCCAGGCGCGTGGTCAGCGCCGCTTCTCGCGCTTGTAGCGCTCCCTCGTTACTGCGTAGGGTGGAGAGAGCGGAGCGCACCTCGCCCTCATCCGCCAGCCCTTCGGCCAGGATCGTCAGCAGTCGTTTCCGCCCCTGCCGCAGCTCCGCTAACTCCTTGCGCACGGCGGTCAATTCGTCCTGCTCCTGCCGTCCCACCTGGGGCGCGGGACTGGCGGCCAGCACCCTTTCCAGTGCGTCCGGATCATGGATGACCGTTTCCGCGTGCCGCCAGGCCACGGCATCCGCCTGGGCGCAGGGGATCTGCGGTAGTCCGCAGTGCGCCTCGCCGCGAAAGACGCGCCGGGGGTCGGTCTGGGACGTGCAGCGGTAGTAGGAATAGGTGCCGTAGCCGCGGTAGACGGTATAGGCGTCCAGCGTCTTGCCGCATCTCCCACAGCGCAGCAGCCCGCGCAGCAGGTAGTCGCGGCGGGTATTGCGGGTGGCCCGCCGCTTTCGCTCCGCCGCCAGCGCCCGCGCCTGGTGCCACGTCTGGTCATCCACGATGGCCGGCACCGGATGGGTGATCGTCTCGCGCGGACCATGCACCCCGTAATGGTGGACACCGCGGTAGTCGGTCATGCTCAACATCCGCGTGATCGCCGCCGGTTGCCATTCCGCGCGCCCGTTTCGCTGGAGCGCGCCGCGGCGGTTCAGCTCGCGGGCGATGGTGAGGCCATTCTGACCCGGCTGCAGGTAGAGCCGGTACACCTCGCGCACCACGGCGGCTTCGACTTCGTTGATGACCAGCCGCGCCTCGCGCCCCCGCCCTTCCACGCGGTAGCCGTAGGGCACCACGCCGCCCAGCCAGCCCCCTTCCCGCGCGCGTCTTCGTGACCCTTCCGTGGTGCGCTCCACGATGGAGTCCCGGTCCATCTCGGCCTGGCCCGCCAGGATGGTCAGCAGGAAGCGGCCGGCAATCGTGGTGGTGTCGATGGGCTCACTGATGCTCCGCACGTGGACGCCGCGCTGCTGGAGCGTGTGGACGTTGTTCAGGATGTGCCGCGCGCCGCGTCCCAGCCGATCCACCTTGCGGACGTACACCACGTCACCAGGCCGCGCGTATTCCAGCAGCTTGGCCCCTTCGGGACGCTCTTCCAGCGGCACCGTACCCGTGGCGCTGTCGTCCAGGAACCATTTGTCGCAGACGAGCTGCGAGGAATGGAAGAAGCCGGTCAGCAGGTCCACCTGCATCTGGATCGTCTCCCGCTCTCTTTGCTCGTCCGAAGAGGTTCTACAATAGATGAGATTCCGGATCATCGGTGGTAGTTCTCCAGGCGCAGGCGCAGCTCTTCCGGCGTGCATCCCGACCGCGCCAGGATGGCGGCTTCATCCTCAAAGCCCTGCGTCATAATCACCTCCCAGGGCAGCTTCCAGGCCAGCACGAACCGGCGCACCTCGGATTCGTTGCACTGGTCCTCCCGGATCTCGAACTTCGGCCCGAGCATCCCGCCCAGGCGCATCCCCGAGAGGAAGCAGTGGCCCAGCTCCTCCAGCAAGTCCGCGGTCATCTGCTCCTCACTCTGGCGCGTGGAGATCACGATCAGCGCCCGCTCTCCTGGTAGCGCCCAGGTGAAGCTCTTGGGCTCCTCCGCCAGCTCCACTTCGATCTTCCCCTCGCACATCGCCGCCCAGGCCAGCCGCCACACGTCCGGATCCTGGGGGAAATCCGCCATCCGCAGCACCCACCGGGCGTGTGCTGCCCACTCCTCCGCCGTTAATCCCATCCGTCGCACCGTAACATCCTCGCCAGTCGCCATTAACTAGCAATCTTATGTTTGCATTTACGGTACGCGACAACCTTCCGGGAGTGTCAATTGGTGCCGAGGAGGCGCTGTGAGGAAAGTCTGCTATGCTTCCACTAGAGAGGCGATGATAATGACCCTGGCCGAAGCCATCACTGTGCTGAACCAGAGACGCCATCGCGGCGCCGAATGGAGCGTTTATTCGATGGCGCCCCAGAGGGAGTTCGCTGTGGGGTACTCCGTCGGCCAGCCCGCGGTTGAGCTCACTCCCTTCGAAGCAATAGCGGTCGCCGAGAAGTACACGCGCTTGCCCCCAGAAATCGGCTGGACCGAACTGGAACCTCTACTGGCGGCGTGGTAGAACTCACGGCGTGTAGAAACCGCGCGCAACGAGCTGCTGAAGGGTGTATTCGCCCATACCGGCGACTACATTACCGGCCGCCGTGGGTCCCCGAACAGGCCCTGCTCCACGCGGCGCCGCATCCCCGCCACGATCTCCCGCGCCTCGTCCGGTCCCTTGATGCTGCGCACGCCGCCGCTGAAGTGGGGGAGCGGGATGGGGAGGTGCGGGTAGTCGGCCTGGAGCCGGCGGAACTCCTCATAGAAGGTGTCCGCGCCGTCAAGGGTGGCTTCGGCTGCGGTGTCTTCCACCGGCTCATAGCCGTAGAGCTCTAACCACTCGTTTACCGGCAGCCTGAAGCCGCGCGCGAACGCTACCACCTTGTCCATCCGGACAACCTCGCCCGACCGCATCCGGCCCAAGGTATCGATGTCGATCCCCGTGCGGATACGTGCCTGGCGCAGGCTCAAGCCGTGCTCCCGGATTACCCTGTCTACTGCTTCCCCTGCCGCCTGGTTGATATGGGACATAGTGGCCGTCATCAGA